CTACCAGCACTTGCCCATCCTTATCTTTTACCTCTTGACTAATAACAAAGTGACCTCTAAGTCCTTCATCCCTATCCGGGTCAGGTTCAAGTCCTCTATCTCCCTTTATGAAATACCAAACTCCTTGTGTAGTGTGATATTCTACTTTTACAACTTCTTTCTTTACCCCATCAGGTAAATATCTGGTGATAGAATAAACTCTTAATACAGCTTCTAATATAGTATGGTCGGCATCTGCCCAGAATGGAATAATCTCCTCTGATGGAATTCTTTTAAAGCTTAGTTCTCCTAAATTATTGTAATATACCTGTACCCAAGCGATTCCATTAATAATAGCATCTCTTCCGACGTTCTTTAACATCTTTAAGAATTTTTTGTTAATATACCCAGCCAAAGCATTTGAGAAGTTCTCGTCATCACATTGGATACTTAATTCCTTACTAAGTAGATAATTGACTTTCTGATTTGTTAATTTACGCATGAATGGATGGGCAAGCTTACTATTACTTAGATTGGTAACTTCTTGTTTAACGCCCTTTCTATCTATATAGTAACGTTTTCTATCTTTGATGTCATTATCATTCATGTAATAATCTTGTGCTTTGAGCATTAGTTTTCGCTTCTCACTATCTTGCCATTCGTTAATCATTGAAAACAAAAACTCTTGCTGTGGCTTTCCAAGATTGGTCAGTTTGGTTATCTTGTTTTTAATATCCCTCATTGCAGAGGTTTGATAATTGTTTAAAAACATATGGTAGCTGCCTCCTTTTCTTACTATTATATAGAACTTAGTTGTTTAACGATTATTATACTTAACAACTTGAAAAACCGACTTTGTACAATCGTTTGTACAAGGTTTTTATTGACCTCCCCATATATTAGGTCGCCTCATTTTCTCACTTAATCTTGCTATAATGTAATCATAGTTATTTCTATCATGAGGTATGGAGCAATTGCTGCAATCCTTTATCCCATTATCTAATATAGTATAATTCCCTGAACACTCTGTTAGATATAAAGGGCAATAACAGAATAAACAATTCATTTCCTCCAAGCCCTTATGACAAGGATAATATTCACATTTTTTGTTACTAAAGTATTTGTAATTATCCATCTGTTCTCCTTACCAGCTAAAGTTAGTTGAATTTAATTCTTCTGTTGCATATCTTAATGCGTCCATTAAATGGTTATATTCATCTATTGGGTCAGTGCTTGGCTTCCCTGTATCCTTATCTGTATCCCATACATAGTTACTCAATTCTACTATAGTATTAACACAGGATGGATGAACATATATCTTGTAATCCTGCAGCTTTTGTATTCCTGCTTTAACTGAGCCTTTGACTTTCTTTGCTCCGAACATTCTATATAATCCAAGGTCTTTTAATTCATCAATTGTTTTAGGGTCTGCCGAGTCTGCACATATTCTTGCCTTCTCAAATCCTTTATACTTTAATGTTGCATGTATATCCTTGTTCTTCATATGGGTTTTATACACTTCGTCATAGATGAATATCTTCTTCTCTTTCTCATCGGCCAGTAATGCAATGAATGCTGTAGGGTCATTGGTATATCCAAAGTCAATTCCATGAAGTTGCCTATATTTAGGAGAGTCGTCTCTATCAAGTTGACGTTTCATATACTCAGCATCAAAGTCAAGTTCCTGCCAATTCTCAAATACAAGTCCTTCTGCGATACCCCATTCTCCAAGTCCTTCTATACTATATCTTCGAGGATTCTCTTCTTTCATCTTTTCGAATATACGGATGTCATCATCTCCAAGGAATTCGTTACAATCATAATTCTTTGTTTGTGCTAATATATCTCCATCCTTACTTATTTCATTTCTGGCCACCTTATCGAAGAATCGACTCTTGAGCCATATCTTTTCACTCCAAGGGTTAAACGTAAGTGTGTGCTGTTTAAATAATGGTTCAGGCATTTCACCTCTTATAGACATATCAACTTTGTTAAAATCCTCTTCATTTGTACATTGGAATGCTTCCTCCCACCATACCCAACATAACTCCCCATCTTCTACTGTAATAGATGTTATTGATTGAGGGTCATCTAATCCTCTGAACATTATCTTCTGTCCTGAAGGTATATAGGTTAATTCAAGAGGAGATTTCGTTGCTTTCCATAGATGGGAAACCCCCATTCTATTTATAGCCCATTTAAGCTGAGCGAAGGTACTATCTCTATGTGTATTGTAATACCTTCTAATTACGAGTGTACAAGGTTTTAATCCATAAGTGTGCCAGTACTTCATCATATTATATGGAAACCAGAAAGAGGCGGTTGTAGACTTCTTACTACCTCTGCCTCCTTTAAGCACTCTGTAACGCCCTTTGAAATTCCAAAACTTCTTATATCCTTTACCTATTAATTTAGGTAAGCTCTTTTTTGTAACTAAATCAGGCATTGCTCATCTCCTCACCCCTTTATTAGAATTAAAGTAATATTGTCTTTGTTTATTCTTCTTTTGTTTGGTTGTTAAGACTTCTCTATATTTAGAGTCTGTTGTTAATCGTCTTGCCGCTTCTATCATAAACGGTTTGTTTGGGATTGTTTTCTTTTGTAGTAGTCTAATAATAACATAACAGGTTGATAGTTTTTTAAAGTGTCCATGATTTTCATAGTTACCTTCGGTATTGACTACAATATAATCTCTTTGATTTTGTAGTATCTTATATTCATCTATCACGCCGACAACTCTGCTCATCTATTCGCCCCACTTTATCTATTCTTCTAATTCATCTTCCCCAGTAAATACAACAGAACCATTCATGTTAATTGTTTCTTCGTTAAATCCTTGCATTTTGTTTAATTCCGCTACTGCATCTGTTATACCTTTATTGTTTACTTGGGATGCTCTTCTGGATTTACGTTGTTTTAACATTAACTGAACCAGCATTGCAGCTTTGTCAGGATTCTCCTGTATTTGTTTCTGTAACAACTCCAGCTCTTCCTCTGCTGCATCTTCTATTCTGTTTAAATCTTTCTTGTTTATATCTATTACATACCTTAGAGTTTCAATGGATTGTTCTCTTGTCCACATTGTCTTCTTTGTTTCTTCTTCTCTCATGTTGTACAATAATTCCTCGTATCGTTGTTTAATCTTAGCATTCTTAAACAATTTTGATGCTTCTGTATCTATACTATTTCTCTTCCAAGTCTTCTTAGAAGGATAAGCTTTTAGGTAAGCTTCGTATTGAGAAGAACCTTTTAACAATTCTTGTATAAATACTTCTTGGGGTTTTGTTAATTTGTTTACTCTTGCTGATGCCATTCTATCTTATCCTCCTTTCTTATATATATTCTAATTCATATCTTCTTTTATATCTATTAGTTCTTGTATTAATTCTGATGCTTGTTCTTTTGTTAATTCATCTAAGTCTTCTTTTGGTTCTAAGTCTATATCTTTATATAAATCTAATATATAATCCTTTTGTTTTTCTGTTATCATTGTTTCATTTATATATCTAAATTTGCTCATATTAGGTTATCTCCTTTACTCAATTCTATCTATTCCATATTCTACTGCACATTGATGTTCTATTTTACATCCTCTCGCATTTTCCCACCCTGGAACAAAATAGGCTATATCTGCTTCTGCTAAGTATTCTAATGATTTAGCTAAATAATGCAATGGTTTTTTATCTGGCCCAAAATCATCAAAGAATGTTTCTAATACTTCAACTTCTTCTCCAAGTATATCTTTTGTTATATTAATAGCTTCATTTCTTTCCCTTAATATCTCCTCATCTGTTTTACCATTCATGGGTTGAGATATAAATAACTTTTTCATTGTCTTTTTCTCCTCCTCGATATTTTCCATTAGCTTGGTCTCTTTATTACCGCAATATATACATGGTTCTTGTTCTCTCTGTTCACTTGCTGAATATTGATTTCCTTTACACTTTGGGCATTTATATCTATACATCTTATCCCTCCTCAGCTTGTACAAACTTTATTTTCTTTAACATTTTCGCGCCCACCTTTACGCATATACTATTTGACTTTCTTTTACTCCAGCTAATTGCTTTTCATTATCCTTAGCTACTACTATAATGGTTTGAGCCTTATTCTTTGTTGTTCCCTTTATACGCAAGCTGTTTTGTTTTAGTTGTAACGGGAATCTTTGAAGTAAGATAGCTAAGTCTTTTATCAGCGGTTTTACATCTTCTTGTTTATTTACTACTATGAATACTACTCTATGCTCTAATGATACCGGAGCTAATTTATCGAATAGTTGTACAGCTTGTTCCTGCTCTGTGAAATAATACATTCCCATTTCCTCCTCAATATAAAAAGCCTCTCAATAGGTTTGAAAGGCTTTTGAGTGTTCGAAGTTTGGGTATACTTATCCCTCAATATTATTATATAACATATTTACTTATTGTTCAACTGTTATTTCAGATTAATTGGAATAAGTTCAAAGCGTAACAGTTCATTGCTACTCTATATACAATTTCCCTTCTTATTACATATCCATTAGGTTCTTCAGTATGTAATAGTTCTTCACATACCCATCTATAATGTCCAGCATTGCTTAGTCTCTTTCTATGATGGTCAGCTTCGAAATAAAATTCTTTCATCATTATCTCATGACTTGTCCCCTTGAAGAATTCTAATGCTTTATCAATTGCTTGCTTCATTCTTATTTCCGTATCTAATTTACTTCGACTAATATCTTTATAGGTGTATAAACACTTTTCGATATATCGATACTGCCAATTTTCGATAATCCTCATTCCCTCACCTCTATTTAGTTTTTTCGGTTTCGTTCACTTCCCTTTGCTTAACCTCGAATAATGGTTTTAATAGTGATTCTGCCATAAACTTTTTAAAGCATATTGCTCCAAAGCCTATTTCTATAGATTCAGGGGCCTTTAGCTTTCTTCCACATCTCTTACAGATATCGCTTCTTCGGTGATTTCCTTGATTTTGAATATTTTCCATTATCGCCACCTTCCTTTCTGTAACAGGTATAACTACATTGTATTTTCCCTTTAGCCCTATACATATGACAAGGAGCAGGGATAAATTCCTTGCCACAGTAACTACATTTCTTGAATCCTAAATTCGACCATACCATATCTTTATCCCTTATAAAACTGAAGCTAATATAAATTCAATGGACATATCCTGTTCAATAGCTCCAGTTTTTATTCCTTTCTCTGTTTCTCTTATAATTCTTATTGCTCTTACTAATTCGCTGATATTGTAATGAACACCTTTTTCTTTTGCTAACTTTACCTGCCAAGGGGTCAACCCAGTTCTCTTAGTTATCTCAGCTCCTTTTCCAGCACCTTGAACCAATAACATTGACCTGAAGTTTGTATACAATAAACTGATAATACCAAGAGGACTTTCATTAACTGCCTTTAATTCCTCCAATAATGTATAACTTCTATTTATTTGACGTTTACATATTGCATCTATTAATTCAAATATAACATCTTTAGGAGCTATATATATTAGTTTATCCTTAACCGCTATCTCATAAGCTGTATCTATATCACAATTTTTTGCATTAGCTAAATGCTTTAACTTATCACATTCTAATAATATCCTACTATAGTTACAATCACATAGTTCTGCGAATTGTACACCTTTCTTTACATCTAACCCAATTTCTTTCTTAATATGCTTAGCCAATACTTTGGGAATAAGTTTTTGAAATTCTGTAATCATATCTGTATGATGCTTATAGAATTTACTCCTCTTATCTAAGTTACTATATACTAATATGATTATGTTATCACCTTGTACAACTCCATTATTTAGGCTGTCCCATATCTTCTCTTGAGCTAAATAATCTTTATCATCCCGAATAACATAACAGCTTGGCTTATTGATAAACGATTGATTTTGTAATTTTCCGAATATGGAACCTATACTATCAACTCTTTTAGGTTTCACATTCATTATTTCTGCTATCTTATCAATATAGATATTCATTATAGCAATTTCTTCGCCGGTAAAGATATAAAGAGGTTGTAGAGTTTTCTTAACCAATTGCTCTTTGAGTTCATGTAATTGCATTTTTCAGCGGCTCCTTTCTTCTCATATTCTTGGCAGACCGTTCTATCTTCTGGTACATATTCACCACAGAGGACGCGCTGGTCTTTGCACCTCATGGCTTTCTATGCGTTCCTTTGCTATCTTAAAATATTTATCATCAAGCTCTATGCCAATGAAGTTACGGTTGGTATTCACACAAGCCACCCCTGTTGTGCCTGAACCCATGCAATTATCTAAAACTGTTTCTCCTTCGTTGGTATATGTCTTGATTAAATACTCGAATAAGGCTACTGGTTTTTGGGTTGGATGAAGCCTATTTCTTCGATTGGCGTTGCTTTTTACTATCAGTGATGTCGGATACCTTCTCCCGCTTTCGTTTTTACAGCTAACAGCAACTTGTTTACCCCAGTTTTCACTTTCTCGTAAAGAAAACCCATTATCATAAGGCTCTCCTTTAGTGAACTGTGGATTGTATACAGGTAGTCTTTTGTAAAAAACTAATATGTTTTCATGTCTTTTTAATGGCCTTCGTTTAGCATTCAAATGTCCAGAAGCTGCTATTTTATCCCATATCCATTCATATTTGAACCACTTTATGTTACTCATAACCAACATACTAGTAAACGGTTGACTTGCTGTCAATACGATAGCGCCATTATCTTTAATAACTCGCTTATATTGTTCCCACAATGGTTCCAAAGGAATTATTGTATCCCACTTGTTGGCCGTCATTCCATAAGGCAAATCACACAAAATCATATCAACCGATTTGTCTGGTATGTCTTTCATCAGTTCAAGACAATCGCCATGAAGTAGTTTCATTTTATCCCTCCTTTATCCATATCCCTCTCATTTCCAATATCCACATATCAATTGTAGAACTTTTATTTATGCCTGTAATATTGATTTGAGATAGGTACTTACTTGTTATAGCTATGCTATCTCTATATTGCTGTATAGGCTTTGTATCCATTTTCTTTCGACACATATACATTATAGTTCTAAGAAATAATGCTATATCCCATCCACCGTCATTTTCTTTATAGCTTAATTTTAATCCAATCTTGAATGCATTTGCCCCATTTACTATTCCTATATTATCTACCACTGTTTTAGCGAAATCATAGAATGTTAATATATCATATCTTACCAGCGTATCCACTTCCCCAGGAACAGTACAAATATTTGAAATGATTTCCTGCTCTTCCTTTGTTAACTTATATTCTTTATCTTCTGCATACTTCAGCAAATCTGTCGGAGTATAAGGGTCTATATTTAAGACTGTTCCTCTACTCTTTAGGGTTGCTAATGTATTATTAATATCTTGTAAAGTCATTATAAAATAGGCTTTACGTGGAGGTTCTTCTGTAATCTTTAGTAGTGCATTTTTTGCAGCTGGACTCATCTTATCTACGTCAGCTAATAGATAAACAATTGGCTCAGTTTGTTTATAAGCTAAGTCGATGATTTCTCTTACATCGTCTACTTTAATATTACTATTAATTAAATGAGCATCTAAGGCTTTGGCAATATAGCGGGCTATTGTTTTTCGCCCGCTTTGTTTATTGCCACAGATGATAGTAAATCGAGGAAATCCAGCTTCAATCATTTTATCTATTCTTGTTAGAAGTCTTTCCTGACCTATCATCTTTATTCCTCCTGACATAATAAAATTATAGTAGCTTCAATTAATGGTTTAGGGCTTGGCTCCCATTTAATATCTGCATTTAACTTAATGATTTCTGCTAATAATTCCTTAACAAAATCATAGGTTTCATCATCCCAAGCATCTAACCTATCCACATAAGTTGATGGTATTTGTAGATATTCAAATCCTCCAAGTAAATAATACTTATAAGCATCTAATACAAAATAGCTGTATTGTTTAATGAATTGCTTTAAATCTATTCCACTTCTATGAGCTTCTTCTATAATGGTAACAGCGTCTCCTGCCCTCATATCTATGATAGCATCGGTTAAATCAAACATTACATCATAATCAATAGTTCCAAGAGCCTCTATAACGTGCGGTACAATAATATCAGGACTGAAGCTAAGACATTTGTCCAGTAAAGTTATTGCATCCCTCATTCCACCATCCGCTAATTTAGCTATGTAGCCAAGGGCTTCTATGTCATAAGTAATTGCTCCATCTGGGCCGCCATCATTTAATATTTCTTCATTCTCCATATCAAGAATATGTTTTAACCTATTAACAATGGAGTCATGAGTAATGCGTTGGAAGTCATATCTTTGAACTCTTGAAATGATGGTTGCTGGTATCTTTTGGGGGTCAGTTGTACAGAAGATAAATATTGTCTGAGCTGGCGGTTCTTCTATTAACTTTAGCATTGCATTCCAAGCTCCAGTTGATAACATATGGCACTCGTCTATAATATAAACTTTGTAAGGAGCATCTAAAGCCTTAAATTTAGCATTCTCAATGATTTCCCTTACATTGTCCACTCCATTGTTTGAAGCGGCATCAATCTCAATTGGGTTTCCTTTTCCTGCATTAATTTCGTTTGCAAATATTCTTGCGCAAGTGGTTTTTCCAGTTCCAGCCCCACCTGTAAATAAATAACAGTTTTGATGAGTGTTTGTTCTTAATTGCTGCTGCAATATCTGTTTCACTGAATCTTGCTCTACCACATCATCAAAGGTCTTAGGACGATATTTTATAGCAAGTGCTTTCATTATTTACTACCTCCAAACATTTTATCCAATATGTTTTTTAATTCTTCCGGCATTTCCTGATGATTCTGACACTGCTCACAATTACCATCGCAGGTATCTTCTTCATCAATATCTCCCATCAGGTCTCCAAATAGATTAGCTAAAATAGTCTCAATTGGATTTTCTTCTTTAAGTTTAGCTACTTCACTAAGCTCTGTTAACAATTCAGAAGTTGTAGAACCATCTAACTCGGCCATTCTTTCTATAATGGTTAATAGTCCAGACTTTGCAGCCATCTTGCTTCCTCTTACTTCAATGGTTACCTTACCTTCTCTGTTCAGTTCGAATAATACTTTTGCTTCCAGTGCTTTCATCATTTTGAATCCTCCTCAATTTTTCTTTTTGCTCTCTTTGTTTAAATACACAATTAGCATGAATAGTTCTCCAACCACCTTTATGTCTTTCAAAGTGGCCATCTCCTACTTCCACGGTTTTACCACAGTAATAACAGGTGCCTTTATATTTATTCCTCATTTGCTTCACCTTCTAAATATTCTTGCAGCTGCTTAAATAACCGCTCATCTATTATATAGAAATTTTCAGGATTATTTAAACCTCCAAAGTTAAAAACTAACGACCAATATGGTTTTCCCATAGCAAAGGCTTCTTCTTTAAGTTTATCTATCCAATCTCTTTTAATACTCATAGATTGTTTTTCCGTCATAGCTGTTTTACATTCTATACAGAAGTGTTGCGTGCTGACATCCCCCTTAAAAAAGGGCGTTGCCCCGCTGTTTGGTTGCCTTTTTCCTTTCAGGCTTTTTGCTACTCTTGACTCCTGCGTTTTGCTGTACTTTCTTGTATTCAATATTATTGATAACTCCTTTCTGACCTGCTATATTTAATAATTGTTGAGCTTTTCTTATTACCCATGGGTCTTGTAAGGGTAAGAATGCTCCAGTACTGGCATCCCAATCTTTAAATGCTTCTGCAAAACATATCCGCTTTGCTATATCAGGATTATCCCTTTGCAACTGTACGAGCTCCCTACCCCATTCATCAAATTGCCTATCAGTAATCAAATTAGTATCCATATCATAATAGAGTTTACTATGAATAAGCATTTGTAGTCTTCGCCGTTGTATTAGTTCAGCTATTGGTAATTCTTCGTCTGTATATTGACCCGGTTGGATAAATGGATTCCTATTATCTTTTAAAGAGCTCTTCTTTGACTGAGCATTAAATAATGCCAATATATCACCTTCCTTGCTCTTGCCCTCTTTTGATATAATTTAAAGTGGCGATTAATGCTTTAGCTTGAGATATTGCATTAGTATAAATAATGCTACTTTTCTTTACTTCTGTTGCTATTAATGGAATTACAATTTCTGGATTCTGTAGTTCATTGACCATTATACGAACTATTAATGAAGTGCATGTATTTTCATTCTTTCTTTTTCCGGAGCTACCAACCATTGCTCCAAGTAATCCAAATGTTAATCCTCCAACCGCTGTGGCTAACCCTTTTCCTTTTACAATACTATTTCCATCTTCGTTTAATTCAAATTCTCCTAAGTCATTATAGTTATAAACTTTAGGTTGACCCTTCCTACCAACTATAACTGCGAACTTTTTATTGATATCATCTACATAAAAATGATTGTGCGTTCCTAATTTAAGATGCTTACTAATATTGAAGTCCATATCTGTTAGCTGTTCTTCGATTGTTTTGGGTTTAACCTTAATCACAGCTGCAGGCTTTGAAGCCTGTTTTTTCTTTTCTACCTTGATTTTAAATATTGGTATTAGACCAAGTCCTGAAAGAATTAGAAATGTAAGACCTATCATCATCTCCTTTGTTGAAAACATTGCAATTGCCCCAAGTAACCAAAACCCTGCCCATACTATAGCGAGTATTCTAAATGCTCTTTTCATTAAATTTACCCCCTTAAAATTTTATGAGTTAGGCAGGAGTGGTTACCTGCCTTGACTTATTATATAGATTTTTTCTTAATATTCGATACTTTTTACAACATCTTTTATGATTGCTAATCCACTATCACATGCTATATTCACTTCTCTTTGATATCCATGATTCCAATGAATTATGACTGTATCTTTATCCTTTAATTCTAAATGGCTAATCCCTTCACGGGTCAGGCTTAGGGTTTCCCCTAAGCTCTTAACTAATTGTTCCTTAGTAACTCCTGCTTTCATTATTCATCCTCCTCTAAGTATTCAGCTTCGCCAAATAATTCTTCCAATAGTTCCGGGTCTTCGAATGGGTCACAATCATTGCATTGTCCTACTAAATATTCTGCCTCCGTTTGCAGCTTACCGCAGTTCTCACAATAATGTTTTTCCATTAGTCTATCCTCCTATCTTCTAAATAAACTTCTTCCTCAATAGCACTTTTGATAATCCAGCCAGTCCATTTGATTTCCTTTAGCTGCTCCTGCATATCCTTAACAGCCGCTTTCAATTCTTCATCAGTTTCAAATGGATTAGTGTAATTATGTCCACCACATTCCGGGCCAATCCCAAAGAACTTACTTACATTATTAGTGAGCTGTTTTCCACATTTCATACAATTATGAGTAATCTCTTCTGTAATTTCACCCCATAGTTCCATCTGAACCATTCCTCGAGTTTCTTTAAGTTTTCTACCTACCATGATTCTCATTGGCATTGGTACTCCATTATTCCATTTATCATGGAAATCGAATTCAGGACTTGCAGGCTTTGTCATATACTGACGAACCTTGATTTTATATATAGGTGAGCCCTGAATCTCTTGTACTGGATTTTCGCTTGAAATAGTAGGCCTTTGTTCTGTGATTTTAGCGCCTTTATTAAGTACTATGGTTAACTCTCCATCAAATCCCTTAAAAGCTTGTACAGCCGCTTTTAAATCATTGTACATTATACCATTTATCTCTAATGAACCTTTATATCCTTCTAATAGATTAATCATTCAATTCTCTCCTTCCCATTGCGTGTTTACCTTCTGTAAAACCACTTTCATAGGCATTATGGTCGAATGAGTCTTTGATAAGCCTGCTTACATTTCTTGACTTGGCTCCTTTGATAAAATCGCTATACTCTTCTTCTACTTCCTTAGGAGTTATTATCATAAGCGCTTTACACTGTTCTTCGAGCTTTGATTTGATACCTGTCATAAAACCTAACACATAGCTGTTATATACACCGGAGCGTTCTCCTGTTTCTCTCCATCTTTTATGACCCTCTCTCTCAGCCAGTTTATGACCAAGTTTGAATAAGAATCTAAATACTTCTTTAGCCGCTTCTGCATCTGTACTATATCCATAAAATGCTATGCTTCTTTTACCGTAACTGAATGTCTTGCATCTGAAGTTATCTGCTATAATTGTAGCTAATTGGAATTTCCAAGCTTTACCTGCTCCAACTTCCTCAACCGCAATTTCAATCTTATCCTCTTGAGCCATTTCATCTTCAACATCTATTGCAGTAATTCCATGTTTTGCCATCAACCTCTGAGCTGTTAACGCCGCTGACTCCGCCTCTGCTGCACTTGGGTTATTTAGGGATAAAGCTAAGCACTTTCTGATTTTGTCAATAATCTTTTCATCCATTTTCTTTTCCTCCTAAAGTTTTTTGAGTTTTTATTACCTATCCTTATATTTAATATTATATAACATATTACTCCAGAAGTCAACAACTACTTTGTTAGCTCTTTAATGAAACCGATTCTTTCCAGCTCCTGCAGGAATTCCTTATCGTTACTATAACTTATTTGTTCATTTTTAAATATCATTACTCTTCTTGCTATATTATTCTTATAGGCTTCCACATTATCATATCTTGTCCAGTCCTCTAATTTCAATTGCACAATAATATCTCTTTCGTCCTGACCTATATATGTTCCACCTTCAACTAATTCTATTTTAATCATTGTCATCCCTCCAAGTTTTTATAGTTGCCCGTTAGGTCGATAGCTCATCCTTTAATCTTATGCTACTGCTAATTGTTTTGCTCTACCTCTGTACCATTTGAGCATTTGTACTATCTCTTCATTTGTATTCAAACATTAATTTCTTGTCATTCCAAAACCTGGTTGCCTGGTGTATCATTTGTTTGAAGTCTTCATATTTCTTGGGTGTAACACAATATCCTTCTTTTGCTGCTTTGCCAATGACTTGGTGTAAATTATCAATTACTGTTTTTACTATTGCACCTGACTCTGTTTCAAATACTAAGTGTGCTTTTGTATTCCTAATTAGCTTTGCTCTTTCACCAAATGTAGTGTGTCCGCTACCACATCTAAATACTGTAAATTCCTGCCCTATTTTTGCTTCAATTAAGTTACCTGCATGATTTACTAAGAATGTGTTTGTCATCTTCTTTTCCTCCTTGAGTTTTTATAGTTTTTTAAAGTGTTTTTAACTTCTTTCCTTAATAATATTATATAACATATTCTTAGAAAAGTCACACACTATTTTAAACAACTTGCGCTTTCTGAAATAAAAAAGAGGCTTTGTCAGCCCCTAATTTATTAAAGATTTTATCTTGTTGTATATTTCAGTGAATAGATATTCATTTTCCTTCAGGTATTCTATAACATTAGGCTTACCTTGGAGTTTAATTAATTCGCCAGTATCATCTTCCATAATCTCCCCAGTCTCAATATCAATAATAGAAAACCAAGCTCCAGCCTGCTGGATAATACCGTATTTTAATGCTACATCTACAGTATCAGCTATAATATCAATTCCGCTATCATATTTTAATGTATAGAATCCAACTCTTCTATCTGGTTTACAAACTTTGGTTTTCGCTATATTTATCATTACCAAGTTACCTGCAGGTGATTCAGCACTTCTTCTTAACTCATTTCCCTTTTCATCTATATATGCTCCTTTTTGAAACATTAACCTTACACTACAATTATGCTTCCAGCCTTTACCTCCAGTTGTAATCATTCCACCATAAGGGCTGTTCATATCTTCACGCATCTGATTTATTCCAATTAAAGTACAATTATATTTAGTACATAATAATTCTGCTTTCTTAGAGAATAATGTTAAAGCTGCTGCTATTCCGCCATAAGTCTTTTCTTCCATACTCTTTTCATAAGCTTGAGCTGAAAGCATTACCCCTAAACTATCTATAACTACTAATCCTACCTCATCTGTATCTATCATTTGTAAAAGCATTTCAAATATCTGTTCTGCCGTTTGGCTTTGAGGTTTAAGTAATATCAATTTATCTATGTCTACTCCAAGCTTTTGTGCCCATTCTTCATCTAATGTATTTTCACAGTCGGCATATACGATTTGTTTTGGGCCTCTTGCCTTTATATAGTCCAACCTTGATTGCTGTTCCTTCTTTTTCTTATCAATAGCCTCAAGTTCTGTTATTTCATTTTCCCACTCTTCTTGAAATAACTTTTGAGCATTTGCCACTATATCAAGAGCTGTGGTTGTCTTACCACCATTTTCTTCTCCAGCAAATTCAACGATTCTACCTCTTGGTATTCCACCATATAGCATGTAGTTAGCTCTTGGACTACTGAATGGTATTTTCTGTGTTTCTATCCTTGGTATACCTCTTGCCGCAATTTCTTCCTTGTATTGTTTATTGAAATCCTTAATTAATATATCCAATTTGCTCATATTAATCTACCTCACATGTCAAATATTTTCTACTTGCTAAATAATCGCAGGTATGAACAAATTTTTCATCTTCCTCCTGTGGTTTCGGTAGTATCTCTTTACCTAATCGATAATCTAAATTCCATTGACCCATATGACTTCTTATAAGTCTTTGAATATTAGTTACTTGTTCTCTTAATTCATCCAAATCCCCGCAATCTACCTCAAATTCAAACTCTTCAAACTTCTGTTCAATAAAGTCTGCAGCATATAGTGGGTGCTCTGTTACCGTATAATTTGAACCATTATTTCCCTTTTTAATACTATCATGAAGTATTAATGCTGCTATAATTTCATCTTTAGGTAAATGGCTATTCTGCTCCAAGCTTAGTAAATCATTAGCTATCTTAACAGCTGCTTTTGTATGTTTAATTAGCCCACCTTCTCCTAAAGTATAAGCGGGGTGAAATTTTCCGGTTGTACTTGCAGGCATTTCGAAGAAATAATCCGGAGCCTCTTCTACACAATACTCTACAAATTCTTTTAATAATGCATCCTTGATAAGATCAATTTCATTTCTTAGTATTGCAACCTTATCCATTATTGACCTCCTATTCTTCCTGAATCTACTCTTGCAACCTCATACTCTACCATACGTCTTGATATTACCTTCTTAATGCTTTGTAGTGTTTCGTTAGCTGCTTCCATTCGGAGTTTAATTTTCTTATAAGCTCTTTGATAAGCCATATGGACTATATATTCATTCTGCGTAGCTAACTCTGCAGCAGCTGTTTTATCTGCTATGGTTCCAGTAGACTTATCATAAATTTCATTATATAGTTCTTGCTTAATCGCTTTTGCAACATCTTCTTTTACTCCAAGGGCTTCTTGAGCCTCTCCGGTAAAGTATAATAAAACTGGGATATTTAAAGTGAAATCATCTAACTCTCTATCGGTTGGAGGATTGGCCGTATCATTTAGGATATTACGAATAAATTCCATATATTCATCCAATGGTTTACAGTAATTGGAAACTAAATGGTTTACAATGGAATCCACTATATCACTATTGGTATCAATTCTCTTTTGTAATTGCCTTATTTTTCCAACTTCTATTTCGCCACTTAATGCTATTTCATTACCCTTTGCCATTAGCCATCTCCTCCCTCCAATATTCTGCAGCCCATTTCTTAACATTTCTAATAAAGGTATCTGCGTCATAGTCATAGAAGATTCTTTTCTTTCTTCCAGGGACTACAAAATGTTTTACTTTTGCTTCCTTAATATCTTTTACATTTAATGATTTAGCCCCTTCATCCCGAATTCTTTTTAGTTCTTGGATTGGAACAAATGCTGTAATATCATGCTCTATAAACCAAACAATTACTCCTGCTATTACTCCTGGGATTTTCGCTTTCTCCACCATTCCATCCCATTGGTCTTTTGTAATTCCTGCATTAAAATTTAGGGTATTACCAGAGAATGCTTTACATTCAAAGTAATATTGAAATGGGTATCTATATACGCCAAAGTCGCATATATTTCTTATTCCAGCATAACCCGCCATCGGGTCGGGAAAGCGGTCAAGAGAAATATCAGAATGTTTTAGAAAGGCTTTTTTTATTTCCTCTTCGAACTCCTTTCCTCTACTTACTCCCATTACTTTCCCGCCTTTCTGCAGGATGTTTTATAATTACAATATTGACAAGTCTTCTTTGAAACATCTTCCGGCTTTGGCGGAGGTATTAATCTTTTAACATATCTATCACATTCCTCAATTTTTGAAATAATATAGTCATATTTCATATCATCAGTTACTTCCAAGATAAATGCTTTCTTATCACAATTATCCCTATTTTCATATAGAAACATTACCTGGTTAATTCCGAAGCAGGTTGCATAGGCTGTTCCTTGAGGTATATGCTCTTCCGCTACCCCTTGTCGGGATTGCCATTTATAAATAGTTTCGGTTTTGATTTCAAGGATATAGTATTGTCCTTTATATTTGATAATACCATCACATAGGAAGCTCATATTTAAGTCCTTATGATATAGCTTAGTTTCAAATCCTTGTTTCTTAACTATTTCTAAATAATCAAGACCTCTCATTTTTACAAACTTTGCAACATCTATATATTCGCAATCTATTCCAAAGTCTTTCATTTTGGTTATGGCACTTTGAATATGTTCATGTCGGGCGCTTCCCGATTCACAAATACCTACTAAACAAGCATTACTTCTTTCATTATCTACTTCTGCTCCAGTCACTTGAAAGTACATATTTCTAATACAAGCCATTGAGGATGGTTTATAGCTTTTAGAAGGTTTACGTGCTTCAAGTGAATCTTGCTTTTCAATAGATGCCTTGAGGTCGGCCAAAAATTGCTCATTTACTGGCATTTGTGTTGTAGCCGCCTCAATTAATCTATGGATATTTTTAAGACTCTGTCTCGCCATTGCCCATCACTCTATCATCCTCTAATAGAGCTACTATCTGTGTTATTTTTCCTGATGTCATCTTAATTGCTTTTTCGTGTCCATACCATAATTCAACAACTTCTTCTGGTTGAGCTGAGATTTGAGATTTCAATAATTCAATATCAGCGCAGCATGTAAATGGTTGGAAGTTCTCACTTCCTTGATATTTAATAAGCTCTGTACCATTACTTCTCTTACTACTAAATATAACTCCATCTTTTGTGAATGTTAGATACACAGCATTCTTATCATAAGTTGCTACGAATAATGCAAGTCTATCTAATAGATTTAGAACCGCTCCCTTTGGCAGTTTACAAACGCTTTTAAACTCTGTTTCAAGATAAGCATTAATTGCTTCTGATGGATAATCTTCGATACCTTCTAATTGAGAACCAAACACGATTACATTATTAGTACTGAATAATATCTTATTTCCGGATACCTGAACTGTAATCTTTTCTTCATCCATCAAAGCCAATAATTCCATAAGCTCTGCAGGCAATAATACCTTATCTGGGAACACTTTAATATCAGTACTGCATACTTTGAATGTATCTGTTGTAAGTACCTTGTCATCGAAATAATATCCAGTTAGACAAGGTATTTCCATTGTTTGTGCGAGGGCCGCCTTATTAGCATTTAATAATACTTTTACTGTGGATAGATTGATTTCTGATTTTTCAACCGTAGTATCAAATTTGTATTCCGGGAACTTAATTAATTGTCCTTCTTCGTCAAGAGGTAATTCAATACTATATGTACCATTACCTTTAACCTCTAAGCTGTTCTCTTTTAAAGTAAGTGTAATTGTTTCAGTAGTAGTCTTGGCCACCAACTTACTAAATATATCTGTTTGTACAACTACATAGAAGTCATCCCCTTCAATATCCTTCTCCATTACCTTTAGAGTGTTTGTAGCATCTGTTGTAATGAGTGTAAGAACTCCTTTCTTTAATACTATGGCCATAAGTCCTGTGATAGGAATCATCTTATTATTAGATGCTCCTTTAATAGCCTTTGAAACCATTTCTTGCAACTTCAATGTTTTGAGTTTAAGCTTCATTTGATTTGACCTCCTTATTTAATTTTGAATTTGTTTATTATCATGAGTGTAAAGTGTTTTTGACTTACCTACTGGTTTTCCATTCTCATACTTTGAAACAGCATAAACAACTTTATATGTTATTGGTAGGATTACAATTTCATATCCCGTTTTGATTAATACTTGCATAATCAGCATTACTACTAAATTATTTATCGGCATTTGCCCTAAGAAAGCTATTGGTAGAAAAATTAAACTATCTATTACTTCTCCTGCAAAACTTGATATGATAGCTCTCCATCCGAAGCCCTTATGGTCTATTGGATGCTTCTCTTTCATTCTCTTAAATACCCTATCGTTAACGAAGTCTCCAATCACAAATGCTGACAGTGATGCAAATAAGATTCTTGGAGTGTTTCCCAATACTGTTTGGAAAGCTTCTTGATGAGTCCAAAACGAAGGAGCTGGTGTTACAATAACTAAACTAAATACAATTACCATAAATAAGTTTGCTGCAAATCCCATGTAACAAGTTAACCTACTCCATCTATATCCATATACCTCGGAGAATAAATCTGATAAGATATAGGTTATTGGGAAGATGAATACTGCTCCGGTCATTACGATACCGAATGGTAGTAAAACCTGCTTTGATGTTATTATGTTACTGATTAATAAACTTACCACAAATAATAGTGTTAGGACTAATTGTAAAAAACTAATATTTTTGATGTTAGATAATTTTTTCATTATACTTTATCCTCCTATTAATAAATTTCTTTGGACTGGTCTTGGTATTCTTTAAACAATACCAAACAATCTTGTCTATTTTTTTCTTTGATTTCCAAGATTGTTTCATCTTGAAGTCCATCTTGGATAAAGTTATAAATGAAATCATCTCTAAATCCAATTTCTTCTGCATCCGCTGGTGTGCATCCATAATATACGGTTTTGATATTAGCCCATATAATAGCGGATAAACACATTGGACAAGGATATCCAGTTGCATAGATAACACATCCAGTTAAATCATGAGTTCCTTTTACCTTGCAGGCTTCTCTAATTGCATTAACTTCTGCATGAGCTGTTGGGTCGTGGTCGCCTAATACTGAATTTGATGTTACTGATAAGATTGTTCCATCTTTATCAATTACAGCTGCTCCAAATGGGCCACCTAAGTTTTGGTTCATTGTTTCTCTTGCTCTTTTAATTGCTAATTCCATTACGTTCATCTTATTCTCTCCTTAATTTTTATTATTGGTTTTATTTGACAATAATGATATTTTAAGGAGGTATTGGTTTTTTCATTGGTGTTTCCTACCTTTCTTCATATTTTATTTATATAAAGAGGCTTTTTATCGCCTCATATATTATATAGAACTTTTTATTCTTTTATAAAGCTGGGTCAATAATATTATTTAATTGAAAAGCTATTGCTCTATCGATACAGGTTCCACATGTGCCACATGGTTTATCTCCACCTTCGTAACAGCTCCAAGTTAATTGATAGGGAGTTCCAAGTTCTAATCCTTCTCTAACTACTTCAGCCTTTGTTAGGTTAACTAATGGAGCTCTTAAATTTACCTTTTCATAGGTTCCAATATTAATAGCTTGCCCAATAGCATTTGTAAACTCCTCACTACAATCAGCGTAGGCTCTTCCAGCTGAATCATCGGCATGGGCTCCTAAATAAATATCCACCATATCATTAGGATAAATAGAAACTGCCAATGACGCCACTGCGGATAGCATTAATCCATTTCTAAATGGAACATAAGTTCTAACCATTCCTTCTCCATTTTTCGCTATCTGCTCGGCATAACTTTCATGTACTATCTCTTCTGTACTCTGAGATAACAGTGGACAGTTGCTATATTTGAATATTGCGGATAAATCTAATTCATAATGCTTTACCCCATAATATTCAGCTATCTTCTTAGCGCATTCTAATTCCTTGCTATGTTTCTGTCCATAGAAAACAGATACAGTTGAAACATTCTCAATTCCTAACTCGTCTATTGCTATTGAAATGCAAGTGGTAGAATCTACACCACCACTGCTTAAAACAAGGGCTTTTTTATTCACTTTATTTTCCTCCAATTCTTTTTTAAAATAAGGATAATCTCTTCGGCCCTGGGATATACTTAATATTAGAAGCCTTTTCAGATAAATATCTTAGATGATACCTCAGCCTTGCTTTATAATCAACTTGTAATTCATCTAAGGTAAAACCATACTTACTAATTGTTTTTTCAAAGGCGTCTTGATGAGTTGGAGATAAATGGGAATAATGCTCAGGCAAGCGTTTCGCTTTTTCACTAATAGCTATAATTCCAACATCAGTAGTTATATTTCCGTTTGCTCCTGTCATTATCCAGCTTGTGCTATCAGCACTTGTTATTGGGTAAGCCTCAAGTAAACTAAATGATGTCATTCCAAATGCATGCACCTTAACTTTTGGATTACTTGATTTCATAATGATATTAAAACAACTATCCAAGAATGATTTCTTCGTTGGCATTGGTTTTCCTACCATACCTCCAAGGGCTATGTAAGGAATTGGTTGTCCATTATCATCTCTCCATTCAAGAGCCTGTTCTAAATAACGATAAGGTTCTCCGACGTGGAAAGTATATAGAAGACCTTCAGGCTTTTTCATTCTTGGTCTCATATATAAATAGTTTTCCCAAGTGGCTGCAGCTGCTTCCTCAACTTGTTCAGGAGTATGCCCTTTAATAATATCTCCAGGGATAACGTCTATCTGCCCGTATAGTTCAATATGCTCTGAATAAGTGTTAATGAAATCAATATATTCATCAACATCTATTGACTTTTGTTTTGTCCAAGCTGTAAACGCTCCGCTATCGATAAATAATTTTTTATTAACTGGTTTGTTTTCCAATAGTTCAATGAACTTAGAAAACTTCTGTCTTACATAAAAGTAACTCATTAAAATATTTCCTGGTTCATCAAATACTATATCCGTAAATGCTTCTGAACCTGCAAAGTATAAATCCAATACATCTACCTCCTCTCTGACTTATTATATAGAATTATTAGTCTAATTGTAAAGGTTCACCATACCATCTCTCGGTAATCTCTACATCGCATTTACTTGGAACGACTAAGTCCTTTGCCGCGTCTATCATTAATTGAGAGAATCTTTCTGCTACTTCCTTAGCATTTTCTTTTGGACATTCTCCTATTAATTCATCATGTATTGGTAATAATAATCTAAATCCTAATTCTTTTAACTTCTTATCATTACCGATTAAAATCATAGCAAGCTTTGTTTGGTCGGCCGCTGAGCCTTGAATTCTACTATTTACACATTGACGGGTTGCTTCTGCTATATATCCACCATTGTCCTTTATTAGAATTCCTTCAGCCTTGGCCTTAGCCTTAATAGCTTCTTTCTCTTTTCGGCTGTACGCTCTATTTAGAATATTTATATATTTCTGCTTAGTAGCTTCATCCACTTCTAATGGATTATCATCGAATTCATCTTCATCATCAAATAATGGGTCAAAGTCTTTTGGAGCTCCTCCAATATAAGTGAACTCATATGGTTCAAGCTGCATGTTTGGTAGTCTTCTTTTTCTTCCCCAAACTGTTGTTACAAAGCCATAATCTCTTGCCATACCTTCGCTTTCTTCCATAAACCTTTTAAGTCCAGGGAAAGAAACCATAACTTTGTCATAAATCTCTTGAGCTTTTTTCTTAGTAACCCCTAAGTCTTCTGCAATAGCTGCTACACCCTTACCATAACAAACACCAAGTACAATTGCCTTTGCGGCTCCACGTCTTTCCTTACCTTCAGGGTTTCTTGTTCCATCTTCCCTAAATTCTTTACATTCATCATAAGGCATATTATACGCAATAGATGCAATTTCTACATATAGGTCTTTGCCTTGCTTATAAGCATTTATCATTTTTTCATCTTTAGACATATGAGCTATTAATCTTGGCTCTTGGGCTGAATAGTCACTTGATATTAATACATATCCTTCACTTGCCCTAAACATTTGTCTTATCTCATCGTTATGGGATGGAATATTCTGCATATTAGGGTCGGATGAACTAAATCTTCCAGTATCCGCTCCTATCTGGTTAAAGCTTGCATGTATCCTTTTTGTTTTAGGATTTACAATGGTTGGCATTTTATCAATATAGGTACTTAATAATTTAGCTATTCCTCGATATTCTAATATAGCCCTAGCCACCGGATGGTCAATCTTGGTTAAGACTTCTTCTCCGGTTCCTCTTGGTTTTTCTTTATCCACAGGTTTAATTTCAAGGACATCATATAACATTATTGCTATCTGAGTTGGGCTTGATATATTTACCGGATATTGTAATTTATTAGCAGCACCTTTCTTCTCTCTATAATTATCTAAGGCTTCGCCAAATTTGTCACATTCTTTATAGAATTTATCTTCTGCTTCTTTCAATTTTGCATTGTATTCCTTGGATAACTTTTCTGCAAATTCAAAATCAAATGCTATCCCGGTATCTTCCATCTCTGCTACTATGTTGATTAGTGGCATTTCTATATGATTAAATACAAAAGCAGGGCCAGTTAAATCTCTTTCAATGCAAATTGGGTCATTCTCTGTTAGGAATGGTCTTTGGAATTCATATAACTCATAGGTTATTTCCGCATCCCTTGCTGCATATAAATATCCGGTATTAACTGGAATATGAGTAAACGGGATACCTTTGAATAAACTATCAAATGTAAATGCATCTCCTTCACCTTTTAAACAGTATTTCTTATGAAGCGCTTTCAAGTTGTTTTTAGGCTCGTTTTCATTTAATAATCTTGCTGCTATATATCCATCCCAGTGAGGTACCAATTCAACTCCAAGTTGATTTTTAATTACTCTAATATCAAATTTAGCATTGAACATAATTACCTTGATTTTACTATCAACTATTCTTTGCATTTGCTTGGTTGCGAATTCATCTGATACCTGATTATCTATTTCAATTCCAGTTACATAGCTTACATGATGAAGTGGAATGTACACCGCTTTATTTCCGGGTGTATAAAGACATAATCCAGCAAGCGTACAAGTTATAGGGTCAAGGCTATTAGTTTCTGTATCAATGGAGATTACTCCATTCTTAATGCATTCATCTATATACTTTTCAAATTCAGCTTCATTCCTAATTATATCATAACTATCTGCATATTTTCCTAAGTTCTTGTTTACCATAGCACTTATGGTTGAGATTCGCTCCAATAAGCCTCCGCCACCTTTTATTGTTATCCCCACATTGGCTTGAGCTGTTTTTGAAGCTTTCTTTGCTAATAAAGAATCTCTCGCTTTGGTTGCCCTCGGCGAGAGATTAAATAATCCGCTCATTAAAACTTATCCTGATTTCCTACGGTTCTGCGTCTACCTGTGGGGCGGGAAGTAGGCGCTTTATCTTCTGTCTGAGCAGATGCTGGGATTCTTCTTCTACCTACAGGAGCTTCATTTGTAGGCTCTCTTTTTGAAGTTGAATTTCTTCTATCATTTTTTGGGTTTCTTTCTGGCGGAGCTTGTTCTTCAACATCTTCTTCAAAGTATCCATTATCTAAGAAAAACTCCAATTCTTCATAAGATTTATCAAGAATAAGTGTTCCTAATAATTCTGGTACTTCTGGTAGGTCTTCTAAGGTTACATCATCTGTATCCAATGCATATGTTTCATAAGTAGTTTTAGTATCTCCCTTTTTACCATTTCTTTCAATTTCAAACGGAGTGGATACTAAAGGGTTATATCTTGCACAAAGACTGGATAGTTTACTAAAGAATGTTTTTCCTCTATCCCAAATCTTAACTTCTTCGGATTCTACATCGTACAGGATTACGAATAATCTTGCAAGGACTCTGAACCTGGCCGCACATAAAGGACAATCATCCAATGGTTGGTTATATTCTCTTAAACAGTTAACATAACGCTTCTTACCATCTACTTCAATTTCATGTACTGCATAACCTTCAACATCATCAATTGTATTATACATAAATCTTACAGTTGCTACATCTTTGTCATTCTTCAAGGAGAAGAATCCTCCACCACCTTGACCTCCGTAATTCTCAACTTCGTTAACATTAAATCTTGCCATAATTTGTTTCCCCTTTCGTTTTTAAAGTTTTTGTATTAGTCAGCCTATCGGCTTGAACTCCGTGTAAATTAAATGATTTCCTAAATAACCAAATTGATATTCTTTGCATTAGCTTTCTTATCATCTGCTGAAATCCCCCCTATGATTATTATATAGAAATTTTCTTAGAATCCTAAAGCTAATGGCATTAATTTTTCTCTTAACTTCTTTCTCATATTACTTAGGGTCATGACGCTAACCCCCATCATCTTAGATATTTCAGAATTGCTCCACCCATTTAAGATTAAACTGCAATATTGAAGTTCTTTCTCAGTTAAGTTATATTGAGTTAGTGTATCCATAATTTCATCATCCTCGCAAGTAGCCGCTACTAAATCAAATCCATTTTCCACCATAACCTCATAACTATCTGAAAAGAATAAAGCCTTTCTCTTTTGAGTATTAAGTGCTTCTGTCTCTTCCCTAAATTTATTCATTAAGGTCGTTGTAAAGTATGTACTGAAATTAACTTGGCCACTTTTATAGGTTTGTAAGCACATATCTAATTTCTCTAAGGAGAAACTTGCAATATCTTCATTGGTAAGTCCATAATACTTGGCCGAAATATTGATAATAAGCTTATAGGTTTTTTCAAATGCCAAAGCCAAGAGAGAGGGGTTTAAACTCTCTCTGTAGGCCTCAGCTATCTGCTCCAAGTTCATATTACGAGTATCCTCAATTATTAGTGTTGAAAGCATATTAAGTGTTCTTAACATCTGTTTTCCCCCTTTAAAGTTTTCAGTTGTTTGAGTTTTCCAAGTTACTATTTAGATGCTTTTCCAGCTTGCTTATTCTTCTGGAATTCTAAAGAAGCATCTAATAGTTTTGTTATTTTCTCTTTGTTTTCTTTAGTCTCTTCATCAAAATGAACTCTTGCATCAAACATATGATTCGTTTTCTTAAACTGTGTTAAATCTTGAACTGCCTTTGAACGCATCCATAAGGTAATACCCTTTTTGTTAAAAGTAAAGGCCATATACATTTTACCATCTACTTTTAAACTTCTAAAACTTGGTACCGTAGCTTTAAATACTTCTGTTCCTCTTTCAACCGCCAATTGTTCAATAAAAGCTTTTAATGGATGGTCACCTAAAATAGTTTCACGTTTTTGCTTTGATGCCTTTTCTGTCTTAGTTTTCTTTTCAGACTTTGTTTCTTCCTGCTTAGGTTCTTCTGATGCTGGTTCCTCATTAGCAGGCTCTTCTTGCTCTGCTGGAGTCTCTTCTTTTTCCTCGGCAGGTTCTTCTACTGTTTCAGTAGCTTCTTCCTGTATAGCCTCTTCAGCTACTTCTTCTGATTGAGGTTGTTCTTCTACCACTTCATCTTCCATAGGTTTCCACCATCTTTTTAGAGTTGCAGGACTAATCTTTCTTTCTTCTCCTGATTCCTCTAATCTGATAACAACTTGTTTTTCATTCCCACTAACTAATTCTGCAATCTGACCATTTCGTACGGACTTATACTTTTTCATTTTAATACCTCCATAAAGTTTTTTTAGTTTTGATAAGTTATTGTTAATCTCTTATCTTAATAATATTATATAACATATTATAAGCAATGTCAAGTCTTTTTTAAAACAATTCCTGAAGATTTTCAAACTCCTCTTTTTCTAAATCATTAATGTCTTTTCCTTCAGGAACAATATAAGAAGTAACTAATTTACTTCCATTTAAAGCTTTCTTTAATCTTGCAGTGGCTCGTTGGCCGGCAATATCTGGGTCAAGTGCGGTTATTATCTTCCTACATCCAAGTTTTCTAAGCTGGTCATATTGATATTCAGTTCCTAATCCTAATAGAGCTACAGCTGGTTTTCCATAGACGTAACAAGTTAAAGCATTTAGTATTGATTCACATACTATAACTTCCTTTGCATCTTTAGGTAATTCGTATAATCCATAAACTGGTTTATTAATTCCCTCCGGATAATGGAAGAATTTAATGTCAACACTTCTTCTTGCTATAAATAAAGTATTACCATTTATATCTCTTACCGGGAATGTTAAACATCTTAATACACTTTTGACTTTTCCAAACTTATCTTTCAATTCAAAATGATTGTCATATCCCACATCAAATTGTTCTATCACTTCATCCGTTAATCGCCTTTTATACATATAAGGATGATAATATCTGTATGAATCCAATTCCTCTTCTGTAATATAGTTGTTGGTTATTTTATTATTACCCCTTTGCAGGTCAAGTATTATATCTTTTCTATTTTCTATAGAGATTGTTAAGAAGTTCTTTATTAGCCATTCTCTTCCAAATACACCATCATCATCTTTTCCAAAGCAATGACTTATCATCTGCTCCAAAGTAGCGGTATACCCGCAAGTAAAACAGTGAACTGTTCCTGCGGGCACCCCTTCTTTATTTACCGTTGATATACCACATGATGGTTTTCTTTCCTGACCTTCAGCGTGAATTGGACAATTAAACTGTATATTTCTTGGCCCTGGTTTAAATTCTGCAAATCGCTGAATACCGTTTAAAGCCAATTGTGTTTTGAGTTCATTTAGAACTTCCAGCTCTCCCGCTAATATTGGATTTTTATTTACATAAAACATTAAAACACATCCGTTCCATCGTTGAAAGAATTTTTAATTTCATCAGCTTTCTTTTGTCTCTTTTCCGGCTTAACTGCATCTTCACTGGATGGGATATAATTGAATTGTCCTTTATCAATATCCCAATAGTAAATCAGTTTTCCGCCGTTTATACCATCTCTATGTTTCTTAATTCCAAATTCAAGTCCTGCTCCGGTTTGTCTTAATGCTATTACTTTAGTAGCATTTTGGGCAATACCATCGCTATCCCTAATATTTTCAAGTTCCGGTGTTCCTTCGCTATCTGCATCTTTTACCCCGCCTCTATTTGATTGGACAACTACTAATATAGGTATTCCAAGTTCAATACTTAAAGCCATTAAATCCTCACTGATATTAGTCAAGGAAATTGTTTTATTATCTCCTTTTTTGTATCTTTCATCTGTAAGGTAGGTAATACCGTCAATACCTAATATATCTAATTTATTAGTTTGACAAAAATGCTTTAGCTTAGTTACTGTTACCTTCTTTTGAAAATCCAACGGAGTTGCTACAATAAATGGATTCTCTTTTGTTTTTAAGTCATTAATGTACTGTTCATAATCTGGTTCTTCTTTACCCCAAACTAAATTCCTATTTGAGAAATTCTTTAATAAGGTATCAAATCTATAACCTATTTTTGTTGGGCTCATCTCAGGGCTTATATATCCTACTCTATTTCCTATTTGCCAAGCATGAGTTAAAGTCTTTGTCAATACCCATGATTTACCTTGGCCAGTTCTTGCAAAGAATACTACAAACTCTTCACCTTTTGCCCATCCATTCAAGATGTCGTCAAGTTCTTCAAATCCAGTAGTTATATACCAAGGATTTTTTGCATTCATCTTTTCTAAATAAGTTTGGTATCTCTCATCGGCTTGACTAATTATATCTGTTCCCTCCGTAGTTGCAGCTATTTGTAGATTAGGAAGTTGTGAATGTAAATATTCCACCGCATCATTAGCATTAGTCTTTAGTAGCTCGGCCACTTTCTGTACAACTTCAACTGATTTATAATACAGATGCTCCTCATATAAAGTATCTAAGAGATATTTATCTGACTCCGCAACCTCTATAAGATTAAAGTCATTAAACTTATCTAAAAATGTTGCTTTATCAGGTACTTTACCATATTTGTTAAAATGGTCTATTATGAAATTAAATTCAGGTTCATAGCCAACAAAGTATTCTTCCGTAAGAGCATTCTTAGTAATTAATTGGATATCTCCGGTCTGTATTACTTTATTTAATATTTGCAATGTAATCATCTGATACCCCTCCTATCTGCTCCTACAAATTTAACAGGGGTGCTATCATTCCAAACCCTACTTGCAAGTCTATTACCAAGGGCATCTTGCAATTCATCTTGATCTAAATTTCCTGTGTAAATATTGGATAACTGATTTAGCTTTCTTTGGTCGATGTACGTAAGTAAGTTAGCGTGGTCGAAATCTCCAAGTTTTGTTGCAGCTATATCATCCCATATAACCAAATCCACTGTCATAAGCCTACTTTTTAGTGTTTCAAAATCTTCATCCTTCCGACTTATTCCCTCTTTAATTTTTGTAAGGAATGTTGGAACATGAATAAAGATTCCTCGACATCTAAATCCATTACCTGCCCATACACTATCGAAGTATTTTTGCATTAACTTTATTGCCCAACTTGTTTTACCATTACCAAAGTTATCACTATAAATATAAACACTTTCTCCATTTTCAACGAATGCCATTATATCATCCTTGATTTCCTTTAGGGTTATAAAGGCTTGGACATCTTTTTTAGATGGAGTTAATAAAACGCTATATTGCTTATTCCTTGGTATACCACTGTTTTGCATTAGGAAGTCCATTTCCATATACCTTATACAACTTGCATTGCATTCTGGACTTCCATATTTTCCACACGCTGATGTATACCAACATTTGTTTTTATCAAATATATATTCATACGCCATTAGTTCACCTCATCATTTATATGATTCTCCATAATGGCAATTGTTTTATTATATCCATCCCGTCTGCGGGATATCATTGAAATAAATTCTTTGATATCCCTTTCATCTTCTGCCAACCAATATCCTCCTCCATCTGTTTCCTTTGAACATATTGGATAGGTCATTCGCAGTTCGGATATAATTTGTTTTAAATGTCTAAATGATAACCCAGTGAAATTCATAAGCTCTTTGCTTGTTATTGCATCTTCTCTTTTTTTAGGTATTAAGTTTAGTACCTGTTCTTGTATATCAGTTTTCATTTACTAAATCCCCCTTTAAGCTTGTTACCTATTATATAGAAATTATTCTGTTTTTATAAACTAATTACAGACAGAATAGGAACAATTTCTGCAAGTAACACAGCCACCTTCTACAGCAAGAGGTTCCCCACATTCAGGGCATTCAATCGTATGAATTTTATATTTTGTATCTGGTTCTATCTTAATTTCTGGTTCATTAGTTGCAGCATCTTCTTCCATATGATTAATAAGCATTTTGCCATCTTTTACAGCTTTTTCAAGTGTTCGTGCTATTGCATAGGGACAACTTGAGCCAGGGCTTACATTCTTACCTCTTGCTTTAGCTGAAGCATAGGATGGACAAATATCAACACTCTTTAATTGGTCAATAATACTTTCAATGGAAATTCCTCCACGTAGAGAATGAGATATTAATCTTGATACAGCCTCTTGATTACTCCTGCAGGTTCCACTACTTCCTTTATTTGTAAAAGTCTGAATAATATTTCCATCTTTATCCCAATTAACTGTTAAATAAGCATTTCCGCATCCCGTTACTATCTTATATGTTTTACCAACACACTCTTCCGGAGCTTTGATGACTTCCCCTCTTTTTAGTTCTGGAGTAGCTTCTTCTTTATCGGTAGTAAGTATTCCAGTTCTAAAACAATTATCTCTAAATAATGTTACACCTTTGAGCCCATGCTTCCAAGCTTGTATATATAGGTCAGCCACCTGCTCAACAGTAAAGCTTTCAGGAACATTTATAGTAGAACTAATAGAAGCATCAATATACTTTTGCCAAACTCCTTGGGTCTTAATTCTATCTATATAAGATATAGTTGCAGTAGTGTTAAAATAATCTGGTAATTGGGATTCGTCTTTAAGATTGAATTTATCCATGAACTCTTTAACAATTGGAGTGAATACTTTATAGTATTTATCTTCACCATGTAAAGATTCCGTCTTTCTTGTATAAGAAATTGAATACATTGGTTCCAATGCTGTACTCACTCCTAACATTGTAGCTATTGAACCAGTCGGCGGTACTGTTAGGATTTGACTATTTGCTAACCCCTTTTCTTCAATTAACATTAGGGTTTCTTTAGAAGCATTGGTTTGTAAGAATTCACTTTGCATTACAGCTGATTTATTATATTTAGGATATACCCCATAAACATCTGTCAACTTTGCGGATTCTTGCAAAGCTGTATTAATTAATACCTCTCCTATTTCATTTGCTAAATCTAAGGATTTCTGATTACCATATTTAATTCCCATTTTGATTAATGCATCATGCCAACCAAAACACCCTAAGCCAATTTGTCTAAGTTCATTTACACATTCTTGCTGTTGTTTTAATGGGTGCAATGGTAATCCTTCATGCAGTACTTCGTTAAGAGCTCTTACTGCAATAGATACAGTTTGTTTAAATTCCTCTAAATTAAACTTTGCTTCATTAGTAAATGGATTATTAACAAATTCAGATAAGTTAACGCTTCCAAGCAAACAACTACCATAAGCAGGAAGTGGTTCTTCCGCACATGGGTTTACTCCTGCATATTCAATAGAATCATCTTCACTAAATAAGTTCCAGCCCTTAATTCTATCCCAATAAAGCATTCCGGGTTCAGCCATTTTCCAATTGCTTTTAGCAATTAGGTTTAGAACTTCTCTTGCTTTAACGACTTTAACTATTTCTTCTCCTGTGGTATCCCTTGCATATTTTAATTCATAATCTTCATCATTTAAAACTGCTTTCATAAAATCATCTTTAATTCTAATTGAGATATTTGCCTTTGTTACCTTATCCGGATTATTCTTAACATCTATAAAATCCAATAAGTCAGGATGGTCACAAGATATGGAAATCATTGCAGCCCCTCTTCTTCCATTTTGACCTATCAATTCTGTTGTTAAAGAATATAAATCCATAAAGGATACGCTTCCGGATGTTTCTCTTGCTGCATTATTTATCTTTGCTCCCTTTGGGGCAAGATTAGAAATATCTATTCCAACTCCTCCACCATAGGAGAATGTTCTTGCCATCTCAGCTGCACAGGTAAATATTGATTCAAGATTATCTTCCGGTGGAGCCAATACATAACAATTACTGTATGTAATCTTTTTACCTAATTTATGAAGTCCTCTATTTGCTAATATTCTTCCACCAAAGATGAATTTCTTTTGTTTAATTATTTCAGCCAATTCTTTATTTCCGCCTGATACCCTTTCAAACCACTCTTCTAATGTCTCGTTCTCATATCTATATTTTTTATTCCAAATATCTTGAGATAATTCTTGTGGTAACCATTCATTTAACTCCATTTATCCATCCTCCTCTATTCTATTATCTTATCTTCACTCTTATAACATACTCGGCCACATAATTCCAATTTCTTTAACACTCCAACTGGAGTTATATTATCTAATATTTCAATGCTTGGCTTAATTATTTTCATTATTCATTCTCCTCTCGATGTAAACTTCTTTCTGCTTCAAAGCCGTTTGGATATCTTTTCATTAGCTTGTCCACATTCATCTGCATAATCTCTTCTATGGTATATCCTAAGCCCTCTGCCATAATTGCTATATACCAGCAAATATCTCCAAGTTCTTTTGCAAGATGCTCTTTCTTTAATTCATGTCCTTGGAATAAATGTTTCTTAATATGGTCTGCAACCTCTCCACTTTCTCCAGTCAATCCAAGGGCTCCATTTAATACTAAATCTTTAGGCTCTAAAGTACTCGCTGTTCTTAATGCTGCTTTTTGATAATCATTTGCTCTCATTTTCATCCATCTCCATTTCTACTAATTCCATAATACAATAATTTGCTAAATCAAATAAGGTGTCCTTAATACTTTCATCTGATACCTTTTGAGTGGCTCCACTCTTTAAGGTCTTCAGGCGGCTAAACTTATCATAAATCCTAATTAGAATCGCGTTGTCGAATTCCTTTCTCATTTTAGCAAAGGAATCTCCATAGTCATGATTCTTTCTTTCGTACAAGTCTGTCATACTTTGGCAAATCTTGGCATGGGTTTCTACTTTCTTATTTGCCATACATTCTCCTCCTTTTAAATTTATGAGTATCTATTAATTATAATACATAATTAATCTTTAGAATTGTAATAAATTGCCATTTTCATCCTTAGCTAAATTTTCTTCAAATTCTTTCTTTTCTTCTTCTGTCATATTAACAACAGCTTCTACCTTTCTTCCGAATGTATTATCAAACTTTGGTTTACTAAAATTATTTTTCTTATCTTTCTCCCAAGCTGCAATGATTTGCATATATCCTCCGGCAATAGCATTGTTTATTTTATCTAAAGCTACTGAAGCACTATCTCCAGCGAAATTTCTTAAATCATCTAATATAATTTGCCATTGATTAGGTTGGAGTCCTTTCTTTAGTCTAAGATTAAAATACTCTAATAATTTTTCCCTAATATCTTCATTTTGGGTAAAAGCATTTATCATTCCTCTCATAGTAACTATATCTTTAGCCTTCTTTGTTTTTTTAGTAGTAGTTTCTATAATAGGTTTGGATTTTGGTGGTGTTTCATCTTTAGATGTATATTCTTTTTTATTATTAATTATTTTAGTATTATCAGTAAAGTTTTCTTTCATAGGGTATTGAAGATTTCTTTCATACCCCGTTAAAATTTCTTTCATAGGGTCATTAAGAATTCTTATATACCTATTTTGAATCTCTTTACTGTTTTCTTTATATATCATATCTACACTTATATAGCCATTTTTTTGTAAACTTGAAATCCAATTAGATACAGATGTTTTAGAAACCCCATATAATTCTGCAAAGTAAGCATTGCTTGCCCAACAATAACCTTTTTCATTACACAATGCAGTTATTTCTGCATATAATAATTTAGCGTTAGGAGTTATATTTTTATCATATCTAATGGTTGCAGGTATTATGGCGTAATAACCTCTATGTAATGTAGTTTCTTCCATACCTTGACCTCCTATGAATTATAATAATAAAAGGTATGGTTACTTGAGTTCGCGGCTCGTTCACCATACCTTTTATTGATAATCAGTATTTACTTATGGTATCAGTACCACGAATACTGATTACCTCTATATTATATAATCTAACATATTTTAAATCAAGAAGAATTTATCTTCCTTGCTTCAGTATTTCTACTACATCTTGAACTTGCTTATCCACTTGAGCATGCACTTCATCCCAAAGTAATTCTCTTTCTTTTTCAAAGTTAATACCTCTCTCATCCACTAAATCCACCGGAAACTCTCTTTTCTCTGCAAATTCAAATGTATAGAAAGTTTCATTCAATTTAACACTTATACGGCTATGGGCTTCAATGGAAGTAGTAACAGCTTGGCTCTGATATTCAGCTGGTTGCTGTTTTCTTTTTGCTGCCATTTTATTCCTCTTTTCTCTTGAGCTTGGTTACTCTTAAAGTAACAACTTCTTTTTTAGTTTGGCAATTAGCTAAGGCTGCAGCATCAATCTTTCCATTGTAAATAGCATTTTCAAGAGCGTCCATATCAACATACTCTTTCTTCTTCACTATTCCGGGAACTTTCATTTCTTTTAGCTTTGCAATTAAAGCCTCTTCAATGAAGTCTTCTCTTTCTGAAACTGAACAACTAGCTTTGATATCATCTACAACAAATTCTCTAAGCCCAGCTCCTAACATAATTGTCTTAATTCCTTTGTTATCCTTATCTACCAGCTTCTTATATGAATCCATTTTTGACTTATTGGCTTCATATATTGGAAGTAATTGGGATAGCTTTTCTTCCGGTGCTCTAACATCTTCGACTAATGAAATTTGTTTTCTTACCATTATTTTATCCTCCTTAAATTTTAGGTTCAAATATTATATAGAATATTTAATCATTTTGTAACTTGTTTTTATTTTTAAGGGCTCTTTTTCCTCTTTCACCCCAGAACTGTGCATTATAATCTCCCATAATTCCAGCTCTACCTCTTGGAATCCATTTTTTGAATTTCATCAATTTAGGTAAATCAGCTTTATCCCAATAACGAGTACCTCTCTTTCCTTGCTGTGTATAAGCAGGTAACTCCGGTGTATCTTTTGGTTTTTCATACTTCGGGTTATTATACCACTTATACCAATTATTTAATGTAGGAACGGAAATATCCAGATGCTGCGCTACCTTAGTTGCTGTTAACATATTATTCAAAGCTTATCACCTCCTCAATCCTTACAATCTTTCCTTCAAAGCCTAAATTTGATATATCACCTAATTTTTTAGTTTTAGGGTCAAGCTTATCAATATCTACTATAAATTCAATAATATTTCCATTGATTGGAACATATTGATTATTAGCATCAGTATGTATGTCCATTTTTATATCTCCTACCATAACGTAAAATACAAAGCCATTATCTAAAGTTATTTTTAACTCTTTACCTACTTCAGTTGCATAATAGCTTCCAACTGCTACTAAATATCTTCCATTAAATACCCTGAATCCTTTTTCATTTGTAGTAGCCAATTGCTGTAAATTCCATTGTTTAGATGTTTTATCCTTTATTTTTCGATAATCCATATAAGTTTTAAATTCTCCGGTAGCTTCAGTGGGAAGTTCCAAAGTATTATAGGTGTACAACTCCTTATTTGCTTGTACATCAATTATCTCTTCTTCAATACCTATTTGGTAAGGCTCGGCCGATACTTCAGTAAATATCGGCTTGTACATAGTTACTGCTTCTAACTCTCTTTCTACGTTCCTATTCACTTGCCATATTAGATAACCAAATACTATTAATAGCATGGTCATTATTAAAATAAATTGACGCTTTTGAGCTTGGACTCTCCTTATCTTAAAGTTCCTCATTTTCTGTTTACATGCTGCACATTCTTCATAATTATACATTCTCTTTTCCCCCTTAGTTTAATAAGAAATCAATAACCTGTTCTCTATTATTATCCATTTTTCCATCAACCAGCATATCTGCCATAACGCCTTTTTTATAAATCAATTCTTCGATTCTTTCATCAATGGTATCTTTACAAACTATAGTGATTATATTTACATTTGACTTAGTACCAATTCTATGGGCTCTATCTTCAGCTTGTTCTTTATTAGCTCTATTCCAAGGGCTATCTAAAAAGATTACGGTTGTTGCTGCGGTTAAGGTTAAGCCTGTTCCCATTGCTCCAATTGTTCCGATGATGCATTTACAATTCTTATCGTTTGTAAATCTATCCTGCTCAGCAACTCTGTCCTTTGTTTCTCCAGTGATTATTGCAGGATTAAATCTTTTTAGTCTTTCATAAGTAGGGGTAGTCATATCTGTCCAGTTACTAAAGATTATACACTTTTCACCATTCTCAACTAACTCTTCTACAATTTCCTCAAGTCTATCAAGTTTTGCACTTTCTTTTATTTGACTACTTAATATTCCAGTAAAGCCAGTTGCTTGTCTTAATCTAATTAGTTGTGCCAATGGATTATTACTAATTTTAATCTTATCAATCTGTTCCTTGATTTCGGCTTTAACTTCATTATATATAGCAGTTTGAGCTTCACTCATTTCTACATATTCGGTAGTATGGATTTTATCTGGTAAATCAAGTACATCTTTCTTTAATCTTCTTAACATTAGACTATCCAAATTCTCTTGTAGTTCTCCTAAATTTCTATATCCAACTACTTCATATCCGCCATATCCTCCCATTACACAATAATGCTTTTTGAATTGGTAGAATGAGTGCTTCTCAAATCCCAACCACTTGAGTACAATATATAAATCAAGAGGTGTATTCATTAAAGGTGTCCCAGTCATTGCTATTCTTGTTTCAGGCAATATCTTCAGGATTGCTTTACCTTGCTGTGATGCTGGATTCTTACATTTATGGATTTCATCAATAGCTACCATTCCGATTATTCCCTTATCACAAAGCTCTTTAATCTTATCGCAAATCCCTTTATCTCTAAGACTTTCTACATTAGTGATAAGGAAGTAACTGTCAGGTAGGTTATTTAGGTCTGCTAATTTGTCTTTGCTTGAGCCTACAACGGCTTTACCTTTACCATTATATCTTGTTCCTAATATCCAACTACTTTCATTACTATGGACTCTAATTTCGGCCTGCCAGTTCCATTTCAATCCATTAACTCCGCAAATGATTAAGCAATGCTTATATTTTTTAATTAATTTCTTTGCTACCGCTATATCAATTACTTGTTTTGTTTTACCAAGGCCTTGTTCATCACCTAATAAGAATTTATCATATTTTAATCCGTATTCAAATCCTTCTATTTGATGGCTAAATGGAGTGGTCTTAAATTCGAAGCCCTTTGGTAATTTAATAGCTTTTTTCTGTTCCGTAGCTTTATAATTACCAGTTAATGTAATTTCTCTATTTCCCATTTGACTAATTAATGTCATAAGCTTCTTTGCAGGTACTTCCCATTCCTTTTCATTCGCATGCCAAAACCTACTTGATTGTGTTCTCATTATTCCAACTAATTCGGCATCATATGGAAAGCTTATAAAAGCACTTAAATCTCCATTAACTTTTTCTGCTTCTTTAATCGTAATGTTAACCATTGTATTTCCTCCCCGCTTTTTAACAAGTTTTCTGAGTTCCTTAATATTTGATATTTAGCTGCTTCCAAAATCTCTTTATATCTCCGTAATACTCAAACTTGGCATAATCCATTTTGTCGATTTGGTTAGCTTTATATTGAACCAGTAATTGAATCAATGCTTCCTTTTTCCATTTACTCATTATCTTATAAACTGAGGGATGTACAAATCCAAACCCTTGAATAATTTCCATCAGCTCTGCCTTATTTTTTGTCTTAAGAAAATCTACCAATGGTTGTACTGACTCTATACCTTTTCCAAACTCTTTAAATTTCTTTTTCATTTTATTTCCTCCTTCAAAAGTGTTTTAAGTGAGGTTCTGCCCTCAATAATATTATATAACATATTAAACAATAAATCAACTCTTTTTGAAAAAAAATAAAGCCCCTAAGTTATATTAAGGGCTTTATTTGAATATAATATTATTTAATTGTATTTTCTGCCACCGGTACTTTTGTTTTTTCATTTGCTTCAAGGTATTTTTTCATCTGCTCGACTGCTTCTTCAATCAGCGAATCAATGGTTTTCGGAGTTAATATAAATTTAGCAATTGCTGGTAGTTTCTCATAGAGCCAAGTCGTTACCGCTGCATATTTTAATTGCCCAGTACCTCCACCAAACTCAGCTTCAGCTTTTGTTACTAAATAGAATAGGATTTGTTTAGCATAGTATCCATAACCCTTTTTCACTAATACTATCAATCCAATTATTAGAATAACGACTACCAAGATGCTATCCCAATAAGTTACTAAGAAGTTTAACATAATTGTTCTCCTCTCTAAATTATTTGGATATCCTTTTTAAACATCCAGCTTACAATTTCTTTCAATAATACTTTATCACCGCTTATCTGTTGAACAGTATAAGTATTATTCTTTACCCAAGATGGAACACTTTGACCAGTTGCATAGGTGTTTCCAATTATCTTTACTTTAGAACCTACCTTCAATGTAGGAACGGTATTTCCAGTTTGTACAGGAGTTCTGGACTCCTTGGTAATATAAGTGTCAAAGCCTGCAGCTTTTAACTTATTTGCCATTGCATCTGCATTAGCCTTTACTCCAAATGCTCCAGCTTGTACTTTATAAAGGTTTCCTACCTTTACCATATAGGTATCAAAGCCAGCTTTCTTAATCTTAACTTCTAAGGCATCTGCATTAGCTTTGTTACTAAATGCTCCAGTCTGAACTCTATATAATACTTTTTCATTAGGTGATGTTTCAGGAACTATATTTAATAACTTATTAACTCTATTTGCAATATCTCCATGTAGATTGTAAAGATAATCTCCAGGGCAAGATTTATTAGCAAACCAACGATGAACAGTCATGTTTTGTTTATCTACTTGGCCAATTAAAGACTTATCACCTTTCCATTTCAGTTCTTTAATATCATTGCGCTTACAGATATCTGCACAAAGTTTAATAATAGATTCATATGCAGCAGCTGTTACTTTATATGGATGGGTAGTATCACTTGCTACTTCAATAGTAATTGCTCGGTTATCATTTGCAGCTGAAGAAGTACACCAAGAGCGATCTTTTTCTTCTACATACATTCCGACCCTTCCATCAGGGCCAATACCATAATTGGAGCTGGCTTGACGAGAAGTGGGAGCAAATACATTAGCAATAGTTTCTACAGAAAGTTGACCAACTACGCAATGAATTGTAATCGTATCAATTTTATTTTTTCTTGGACTTGTCTTATTAGGAGAAATCCTTGTATAAGATACTAAAGAACTATTACTCATCATCTTCACCCTTTCCATTGCTTAATTCGTTTAATGTTTCCTCTGTTATTTCTTCATTCTCTTTTAATTCAATATCTTTAACCATAATTATCCTCCTCTTGTTGATTAGGGGTTGTTCCTTTTCGAATCTTTATTTGATTCTCAGCTTTTGCTTTACTATAGTAAAAGCCGGTAGCGGTAGCAAGTTCTGCAAAGACCGCTGGAATTAAGTACATAAAAGGGGATAAATCATTTGTTTTCCAAATCATATATCCAGTAAATATTGTTACAAGTATAGCAGCTGCGGAAACTCCAATAAAGATTTTCTTTGAAAATTCCATTTTCTTTTTCTTCTTATATCTTGCCACCTTATCACCTCCTATTTTACATAGTGCCCTACAGCCTGTTCCTGCAGGAATTTAGTCATTTCATCACTGGCATCTCTATAATAGACAAGGGCTTCTTCCATCACCCCATTGACTTTACCTTCTTTAATGGCCACTGAATTAGCATAAGATAATTTTCCAATTGCTTTAATCATTCGCATTGTCAATAAATTCTCTTGTTTGCGAGCTTCCGCTCTTGCATTACTTTCAGCTTCTTTCTCTTTCTCCTTTTCTTCTTGTCGCCTTTTTTCTACTAATTGTAATTCATCTCTCTTTTTGTCATGTTCCATATGCCTGTGCTGAATATACCAAATTATTAGTGCCGAAACAATAGGTGAAAGAAAAGCTATAATTTCCAGTTCTACCATACTTTGTCCTCCCTTATTCAGTTATCTTATCTCATAATAGACAACTCCTTTGCCGACCCACCCACCCTACTATTTTAGATACTTGGTTTTGTTACTCTGTCAATTCTGCAAGGTCAAGAGCTATAAGTTCTTCTTTTACAGCTTCTTTTAAGATTGCAGGTACTTGTGCATAAGTCTTTCTACCAGCAATTATAAGAGCTACATATACTATAACCATATCTATTCCTCCTCTCATTATTGTAAAGATTAACCATAATTTAGCCAACATAAGGTTCACCAACGAATTCCTGATATTGTTCAGCAGTTAATTCGCCACGTACTACATATTCTTTTAGGGCCAATTTTACCTCGTCTTTAATCTGTGTAGGAACTTCTTCAAAGGTTTTCCTACCTGCTACAATTAACGATGCATATATCTTTGCCATTAGCTTTTCCTCCTTACACTATTATCATTTCAAATATCTCTGTCATTGCCATTTTATTGTTTAAGTCTGCCTCCACTAATTTATCAAGCTGTTCATTTAATAAGGCTATATATTCATCTTTATCATATTGAATCTCATGATAACTGAATAGGTCTTGAACTGGATTACCTTTAATATCCTCAAGTATAGGGGTTATGTCATTTCTTACATACACTGTATCCTTTCCTACGGTTAATTGAACCGCCTGAGTTGAACTCCCTTGTCTTATTCCCATATCTTTCATAAGGCATTACCTCCCTTTCTTTAATTTGCTTTTGATAATATTCATCTAAATAAGTTTGAATAGGGTCAATGTATTTTTTACTTAATCTATAACTACTGCACCATATTAACCACCCCTTATAAGAATTAGCTGAACACCATTCTGAATAATTTAATTTATGACCTTGGCTACATTTCTTTCTAATTTTTAGCATTTGTTTCTTAAATCTTTTACAAGTAGATTTTCTTAATAATTTGTAACCATAGAAATGTCTATAACCTACAAAGTCTATACCTCTAATTGCGGTTGGGAACACCTGCCAATTATCTTTGATTTTTAACTTGAGTTCATTATCCAAGTATATATCCATTTCCCGTTTTAATTGGTGTAAATATTCTTTCGAATGATGTAGAATAACTATATCATCCATATATCTAACAACATACTTAACTCTCTTTACCTCTTTTAGCCAATGGTCGAAATATGCTAAATAGAAGTTTGCAAGAAACTGAGATAAATATGAACCTATTGGGACACCTTTATTTTCTGGAGTACTTTCTATTATTTTATCTAAAATACTAAGTAATCTTTTATCCTTGAATTTCTTTCGTATCAATCTTTTTAAGATACTATGGTTAATGTTTGGATAGAACTTACCAATATCAACCTTTAAGCAATATTTAGTACCTTCTTTATCTTTCATATATTTATCTAACAAAGATGAAGCTTTATGAATACCTCTACCCTTTATTGAAGCGCAGGTGAATGTTGTAAACACCTGCATGAATATATGCTCAACCTGTAACATGATAGCCCATTGAATAATTCTGTCTGGATAGTAAGGTAATTTACATAATTCTCTTTCTTTACCTTTGTCATTTATCACTGAAATTTCATATGTGCTAACTTCATAAGTTTCTTTTTTAAGCATCTTCTGAATCTCACTTAAATAATAATCTTCGTTAGCATCCACCATTTTAACTTCTTTATAGTAGGTCTTATCTTTTCTCGCATTTTTATGTGCGAGTTTTAAGTTTTCTATATCATATATTTTCTCATATATGTTTCCGTATCTTTTAATGTTCCTGACCTCCATTGATGTTTTTTGATGTTGAACCTTCCTTATTGAGTACCAGTACAACTTTTTTACTTTTTATGTTTTGGCAAGAGCCAGGGTAATGGTTGCACGTGGGTCAATATTAAAAACATTAAGTGCGTGCCGATATTAGCATTCGAATTCGAAGTGGTATTATTCACTTGCAAATAGAAAGTTCCCGTATTCGAAGTATTACTCCAATTACTGCCAAAATTCGTAACACAGGAAGAATTCAAATTCGTATAATCTAACTCCCATTACCCAAATTATTAACTTATAAAAACATCAAGCGCGCGCCGAGATCAGCATTCGAATACGAAGCGGCATAATACACCTGCAAAAAGAAAGCTCCCGCATTCGAAGTATGACTCCAATCACCGCCAAAATCCGCAACACAGGAAGAATTCAAAGCCGCAGAATCGCAGAAGTAAGTACTATCCGAACCAGTTACTTCTTTTGCAATAAACCCAGTCTTAGTTGTTCCTTGAGGTTTACTCATATAGTTTCCAATATTAGCGCTTACTCCTTGACCATTATCCATATACCCTGCACCGGTATCATTAAAATTATCTGTAGCTGTCAGCATATTCCAAGTAGAGGTGGATACTAATCCATCAATCCATTCACGAACATTTCCCCAGAAGTCCTCAAGCCCAAATAACTTCATTTGTTGTTTACCAGTTGTTTCTCCCCAATCCATACCTCTTTGATTAGTACTACCAGTATTGGTCGCTGCACTATTCCCATCAACAAAACCTCTACCAATTACAGTTTGAGAATCCAAGTTTCTATATTTTAATATATACATAGCTTGTCTAAACGTTAGTTGATAGAATCCACTCTGGTCATACCCTGCTCCATTAGCCCGTGCCTGAGTTCTGAATATTGCAATAGTTTGTGAAGCTGTTGGTGCTTTTCCTGACCAAGAACGTAATTTTGAAGCATCTGTAAATCCTTTATAAGCCCCAAGATAAAACTTTTCTTTTCGAGTAGTTCCTCGGGTATGCGCTAAATATTCAAATTCTGGGTTATCAGGGTCATCTGTCATTTTTACAGTTAATGTATTTCCAACTGTTGTTATCTTTACTCCTCTTCTTGGAAAAGCTACCATAACATCCCCAACAGCTGTAGAAGCTAAATTAACAGTGTTCCCATCAATATCCTTTGTATAATCATTAGGGTTAAGCTTTACCCCTTCAACCCCATCTTTTAGAATTACTGGATAATGACCAAAGAATTCATCCCATACCGCAGAACCAGCTGTCATACCAACCGCATCATCTGCATACGTGATACAAGTTGCTGGATTACTGTTAGATAGGTCAATTATAGCAGTCATTACTTTATAAGGTTGGGGTGTTCCTGAAAGCCTATTTGCTACATTCTCATTAACTGCGTTTTTATCACTATAAGTGAATAACTGGAAATAATAAGTTTGACCATTAGTTAATCCACTTATTTCAAAACCATTAGTTGCATAAGCATCTTTTACTTTATTATCGAGAATAAGTGTTCCATCCTTTACATTTTCAGGATAGGAACCAGCCTTTTGAATAAGCTTAGTACCCGCCCAAGTTGCAAGTAATTGTCCTTCTACAATTGTATCACCAGGGTCTTCCCAACTAATTGTTAATTTACTATTACCTACTTTAATCTTTGGGTTGATTACATTATTAGGGGCAATGCCTCCTCCTCCGGTTTCGGTATCAATCCAATTCCCACTCCCATCATCAAATTGTAGAATATCATTGAAGTATCTAAAACCATGAACTCCTTCTTCACTTGCAATCATTGCTTGGCTATGGATAGTTATAATATTAGATATTTGGTTCACTTGCTCAATGGTAGGAACAGCTGCAGGATTTACTTCAAGTGTAACTTGAGATGAGTTATCCACCTTTGTATTCAATCTGAAAGTTACCCCTGAAACGGTTGAACCACTAAATGGGGGCATATAATCTGGAGTAGTTGTTATGCTAATAGCATATAAAATTTCAACCCCATCTGAATCCTCCGCAAATAGTCCTACTCCTCTAATATAATATCCTTCTGTTAATTCTATGTTGTTAATTGCCCCTAATACCTCAACCATAGTTGTATCAGTTCTTGAAACTTTAGAAACTAAGGTTTCTTGCTTGATTTGGTACATCGTTAATAACTCTTCAAGATTAGTATTGGTATAGTCATAATCTGATGTGCAAATCTTTGTAAAGGTTGCGGTAGATGTTCCGGCAATTAACTTTGCCATTAACTCTTGACCTTTGTTTGTTATAACTAAGTTTTGCATTATTTATCCTCCTTTAATTTATTATATACTCAAGCGTTTTACTTAGGTTTGAACCAGTATAGAAAGACCCTTGAGCTAAATACTCTTGCAACAACTCTGATGTAATAGTAAAATTACGTATTCCTGCTTTATACGAAGCTGTATACACTGTCCCAGTAGCTTCATAAGTTAAATTATTAGTGGTGATGATTTGCATATTTACCGGAACAATTGAAATTAAGGTTTTCAAAACTTCATCTAATTTTCCATAAACCCCAATCCTCATATCCAACTTTAATTCATAATTATCATAAATCACCTCAATATCATAATTGTTTGACCCTAATAGATTGTTCAACCTACCTTTCAATTCTCTTAATGTGAATGGAGGGAGGGAAGACAGTCTATTTATTAACCTCTCTCTCCTAAATTGTATACTATCTGACTGCGGATTTGCTATTATATTTAACATTCTTTCATATACTTCCAAGCCTCTTACATTAGAAGTTAATATAAACTGATTCTCTTCAGCTTCGGTAGTTAAATTATCCAGTTCATCAAACATTACATTTTCGGTATTAACCAGCTGGTCTGTTTCAAGAACATCTTTATAAATTATAGGATAATATTTAGCTAAATTTGTTTTATTCATTTAATATCACCTGTCCTAATATTGGCAACTCTTGTAAAGCCGCTGTTTGAATTAGAGTTAAGTCTTGAGGAAGTCCATTTATAGTTGTATCCGTAACATTCGCAATTCCTGCAACATTTAGTATTGCTGCATTTATTCTGGATATGTAAACTCCAAGAATATGTTCATTAAAGTCATTCGGGATTCCCCATTGTCTTCTAAGGCTTAACATATATTCTTCAAGAGCATCCTTGATTGGCTGTTCAACTTGAACTTTTGTATACCCTGTCATTAAAGATATATTAGCTGCAATGTTTATGCTTAATGGTTCAGGGGTTGTAATAGTTACTATATGACCAATCGGAGCTAAACCTAATCCAGTTCCTTGAGGGGTTGGGTCTATAATATTTTGAATAACTGTTATAAAATCTGAAGTAATAGGATTAAAGGAAGCATCTATAACACTACACTTAACAGTTCCTCCACCGTCCCAAACTGGATAAATCTGAACCTCTCCAACTCCTTCGATATTCTTTAAGTTCTCATCATATTGCGCAAGGTTTCCTCCAAATGGTTTATCATTTAGGGATAAGAAATATCTTGCTCTTAAATCATCATCTGTTTCAACATCTCGAGCTGGGATAATCAAATCTGTCATTATAGCTTGGCTTAATCCTTGAATATAATTAATAGGTATTAAATTACCTACATAGGTATTTCCAATTGTTCCTATGATTTCACAGGTCAATTGATAACTCCCTGGTACAACTTGTTCATCTACTTCATAAGGAGCTGTAACTACATAATTTAGACTTTCATTATCTGAGATGGTAGAAAATCTACTACCTATTTCAATATTCAATGGATTACCATTCTCGTTAGTGAATATTCCTTTTTTTACAGCTGCGGTAGCTTCAAATCTTTTAATACCTTGTTCAGCAACTCTTAAATCTAAATATTTCTCACTTGCAGTTTCAGCAAAAGTATCCTGTAACACTCTTCTTAATCGCATGTAATACTCAGATAACTCATAACAAGCTGGAGCCAAAGCATCATAGATAATACTACCTTCTCTTTTATCAATTGTATCAGGAACTCTTGCTAATGCTTTTTCCATTAGATATTCAAAGGTATATTGTTCTAAATAATCTCCAATCATACTATTTTCACCTCCGTGCTAATATTTGCTGAGCCAACTACTGAATTTACCGTAAAGCTTGCAATCATTCTATCTATTCCAACTTGCTCTGTAACAAAATCTGTTATACTTAGGATTCTATCATCTGCAAGAAGTGCTTCGGTTATGGTTCTTTCTAAATCAGATATGATAAAATCATATTCTTGTCCAATTAGTCTATCTAATTCAACTCCATATTGGGAACTATATATTACATAAGCATATCGTTCTGTATAAAGAATTTTCATAACCATTTGCATTATAGCTTCTTCATTATCTATCTTGCTACCAATACGTTTTCTTTCAAAATCTAATCGGTAAGTTAATGAGGGTTGAGTTATTACCTCTAAATTAGTTAAATCTACTTCTTGTTCAGGTATCAAGTAATTCCCTCCTCTCTTTCAAGAACATAAAACATCTGTCCTTGGTTTACGCGTAATACTCTTACTTTATCTCCTACAATTAATCCTCGCCATAGTAGAATATCGGGTAATGCTGAAAGGGTATTCATTTGCGGGATTGTATGGGTATGAGGCCCTTCTCCTGCAGGTGAAGTAGTATGTTGAGGTATTACATGTAAGTGTTTGTTTTCTTCTCTTTCAGGTATCTTAATTACTGTTTGTTTTACCAATGCTGATAAAATTAAGAATTTTTCGTCTACTTCAAATCTATTATCAATTTTTATTTTTAAGGGAGAAACTGAAGTTACTACCCCAAATAGTAAGTCTGTTGTTTCCCCCGACGGAGCTTTGCCAGCATCCTGCATAATCTTTATTAATTTATTTCCTGCCATTATATACTCACCTGCACTTCCAATTGCATTGTATGCAAATCATTTTGAAATGTATGAGAGCAAGTAGTAACCATGAAATATTGATTAATGGCTACTCCCTCTTTTTGTAAATCACTGATTCCAAGGACTACGCCACTACCAGCTGCCACCCTCAGGTCTCCAAGACAATCTAATTTTAATTTCTTAGTTACCCTATTCTTTAGCTTTAAAATCATTTCAGCTCTTGCTCGAATTTGAGCGGCATTTGCAT